TAGACGCGCGATAGGTCTTTTCATTTAGCTGCTCAACCATGACTGAAATCAGCGCACCCTCGAAGGTCACAGAAGTAGCGCCGTTTATCCTGATGACCTCATCGCTGTCCTCTTGAATCCATTGCATACCTTCTGCGCCAGTAACGCCATCGACCGGCGCTGTCACAGAATTAACCGTTCCATCGCCACCGAATCGTAGGAAGTACGTCCGGTTGTTCGCTGTCACCTTTACCCGGTCATTGTTGACGTAAGGCTGACCAGCCGCCCACTCAGGCGGGCCAGTAACCTGGAGCACTATCTGCCCATCGTCAGAGTTGTTTATTTTTACGATTTCACACGCGCTGCCAAATCCCCAGCGTTGATTGCAAGGCAGGTTGATATAGCAGACCTCACCCGTATCAACGTCTACGGCAAGTTTAGGTGGCAAGCTGTAAGCGTCAGAGTAGTCGTAAGTAGCGTTACTAAGCGTACCTAAATGTGGAGAAGGCAGTTGGGCCAACCATTTGTTGTAAAGCGGAACTCTCGGATTGGAAGCAGCATCTCGACAAAAACGAGAGTCATCCCATCGCCACATCCCAGACATGCCCTCGAACACAATAGGGGAATACTGCTGCGAGTCAGCATCCAGCATAATTATTGTTGAGTTAGCATTGCCAAGTGCTTGCGGCTCATGTATGTATGTAACACCGCTGCCCTTGACGTTGTGAATCCGCCAAATGCAATCTTCAACTAAGTTTGCGGAGTCACCATCAAACCCAATTCCGGGTCTAACAAAGTAAACCGGGCCATGCTTGTCCCTGCCAATAGTGCCAGTGTTGTCACCCATGCAGAACGCTTGGAATCCATCATCTGAGCCGCCCCACGAGCCACCGTCAATAACAATACCTTGCGGCCTTCCCGGCCCAACATCTACGCTCACGCCACCACCGCCACGGTAGCCGCAACTGTCAGAGAACTTAATGGCATGATGCAGAGCCGCTCCGCCCTGTCCACTTTGCTCTGCAAAACAGTCTTTTAGGTGAATATTGCCAGCCCCATGACGGAACCACCAGTTTATGACATTGTAATTGCCTTGCGAGTTATTGAAGGACATTGTGTTGGTCGAGGTGCTGAGCGCAGCGTTGTACTCAACACCGACCATAATGCCAGCGTAGAAACCTTGAGCATTAACATTGTCGAACGACATATTCCCGCCGCCGCCGTCGTTCATGTTGAACGCAAGGCCAAACCCGTCAGTCACTACAGCTCCGCCGGTCTGGTCAAGTGCGCTCTGAATCCAGATGTTGCTCATTGAGCCGCCCCATGCCGTATCAACGGCAAGCCCGTAAGGCGTTGCCCTTGAGTAGTTGGCAATGGATATATCGGAAAGCTCCCAACCTTGAGCGGCATCAACCACTCGTACAACTGCTTTATTGTCGGATGTAATACGGAAGTTCACGCCGCTGACAATAAACTGCTTGGCGGCAGTAGAGCCATTACCAATGATAAATCCATCGTCATCGGTATGGATGAAGTCTATAAGCGTGCCTCTGCGCCTATCAAGAGCGATCTTTTGGTCTTGCTGGGAGCGAGCGCCGTCACCCCTGATAATAAACCCACCCGGCCCAAGCGTGTTAAACGGTTCGTTGTCTGGGGTAGCGATTAACTCACGATGCCCATAGAGAGGCCCATCACATTTATATGTGCCAGCGGGCCATAGAGCTACACCCCAGCCATCGCCTTGCTGACCCGCATGGGACGACATATTGATAGACGCCTGTAGCGCGGCGCGACACTCAACTATGCCTTTAGGGTCGCCACCGTACCTGCGGCAGTCGCCGGGAACGTACTGCGGGAACATGATGTTGCCAACGCCGTTGACAGCCGTATACTCCTGAATGTCACAAGCAGCTTCAGCAAGAGTTATCGGGTAAAGCTGCTCGCCAATAGTGGTTGCGTTGAATAAAACAGAATCAGGAATCGTGTCCGAGACTTCGAGAGCGCCATCAGCAACTGCAAAACTTAAAATCTTGCCGGCGCGGTCAGCAGCAGAGGGAAGCACCATCGACAAATCGGTATCCGTATCCGCAGTCCTGACCGACCGTGATATGTTGTCGCTGTTCCTGCGCGATAGTCGCGTCAGTTTGTCGTAAGAATCTTCATGTGACGATGCGTAAAACTGGGACTGCGTGCCATACGGTGTGTCTTGCGACAATTCCACATTGTCGATGAGGCTCAGTAGATCGCCACTGACAACAGGTACAGTTGTCGTTATGTAGCCGCCCAGGTTGTCGCGAACACCGCTGACGGTGTAATCAGTGCCTTCAACAAGCACAGTAACGGCCCCAAGAGAGTCCGTTGTGGTGACGAGAAGCTCGTCTTTGTCAGTGATCTTAAAGCCGTAATCGAACTCCGTAGTGACACCATTGCCGGTGTACTTCGAGAAAGATGCGGCATTGGCTGCAATCGTCATCGTATTGACCCAGTAGTTTCAATGATTTTATTGAGATACGGCCAGATTCTCAAGAATTGAGGCCGGTAAAGTATGGACGGCTTGCGGCGGCTAAGTCTGCAGGGCATGATTATCAGTTCCGCTTGCGACTTTCGCGCTCTGGCAGGCCGAGTTCGTCAGCAGCACCCTCAACCAGTTTGTCAAGCAGCGTGCGGAGCGCGAAGTGATTATTGTACGGAACAAGGCGCCTTGCGCTCTGCAGGTCACTCTCTGTGATCTGGTCGCCCTCCCTGAGCGGTTCAAGAAATAAACCCATCATGTCTTCAGCATAGCCCGCTGTTGGGCCTAAATAAGTACCTGCGTCGTTACGCATGAAATACCGAGAACCCTCGGACAGTGCAAGAGCGTTCGACAGTCGGCCATGCGCGCCACGGTCTAGTATATTAAAAACATCCATTGGTACGGACAAAATGCCCGACCTGTCTATGCCGGCGCGAACCCAGTCTTGGGGTTCGTAATTTTCAAGTTCTTCGCCACGGCCAGACAGTTGCAAGCGAGCCACCTCTGAAACCATGCCCATGCCAACAGCCGCGAAAATACCACTCAGTGCGCGCATTTCACCCCGGCTGATTGAGCCAGCAAGTGGCAGTAGCATTTGATTATGAGCCGCAAGAAAAAATGATTTGAATTGAGATAGCATTTTGCCCATCTCTGAATTCAGCAGCAGTGGTTTGTCGGCAACGCTTGGTGTGACGATGACGTTATCTACATCCTTCAACAACGCCTTCTCAAAACGCTCGGCAACTTCTTTGTTATCCCATTTCTGGGTGTTACCAATCCATGATCCCAAGTGCTTTTCGCCGTGCTTTTCTATCTCAGCGGCGATGATTTTTGCATCACCCGCATCAAAACCAAATGCTGCCATCCGCGCCTTATTATTTGTGCTAAGGCTGGTGTATTTTCGGGCCATGCGAATGAATTCGTTTTGAGCCACATTGGCCGCAACGGTTTTCATCGCGGTGTTCCACGCACTCATGCCACTGAGCCTGGCGAACTCTGCAGTGCGCTTTTCGACTATCTCGCCGGCAAAGTCAATGTCGCCCATCAGATAGGTTCTGGAGTTGAGGTAGTTGTCTGCGCCAATGCCTACTTCTCGCCAAAGTCGAGTTTCGAGCTTCACGTTAGCGGCAAACGACGTGAATGCTTTTGGCAGCGCCTTGAACCACGGGAGCAAGCCGTGCTGCATGATCGGTCGCGCCACATCCGGCAAAGCAGATATTGCCATCATGCCGAGTTGAGCCATGAAGGTCATTGCTCTGGCGATTCGTGCAGTTTGAATGAGTCGTTTGTGGGCAGACTTCGGGTTTGTTGACCGGCCAAGCAGCAAGTCGCGAATTGCCTCTATATCGTTGATGTCTGAATCGAGCCGCTTCTCAAGTTTTGCGCGCTCGCCGGCAGTCTTTGCTTCAGCGAGCAGTTCCCGGTATTCAGACTTGATCTGGTCAATCTGATCCGTCATATCGTGAGAACCGTATTTCTCCTTGAGGTTAAGTTCTGGAATCATCGTCCGCATGTGATGCTGCAGAACGGTGTCTACATCGCTGACGAGAAAATCCTCAAGAAATTCATCGCGAATATCCAACGTCCGTTCTTTCAGCGCACCTGCGCCACCCACACCATCGCCATCAAGTTCGCGCGTGAGCATGCCCAGCGGGGTATTGCGGATTCCCTCAGTGATTTCAAACGCAACCTGCTTTGCTTTCAATTCTGCGTCAACTTCGATACTGCGCATTCTTGACTCAGACGGTTTTACAAACTTCTCTCTGAGAGATGGTTTTTCAGTGGTTGCCTCTTTAATGAACTTCGCCTTGAAATGAGCAATCAGCATTTCATCCCAACGTCCACGGTTGGCGTCGATTTTCTTTACGTCATACAGGCGCGAGAAATACGAGTCGGCAAAACGAGCCTCAAGATCAACAGGCAAATCGCCAGTCCCTTGATACCGCTTTGCGACAGGATCGAAAACATCCCTGCGGATTTGCTTGGCGAGATCAGCAACTTCTGGAATATCAGACTGATCATTGCGGCGCATTGCTTTGCCGACTTCCTGCAAAAACTCTTTGCGCTTGAGACGCTCACCTCTCGGCGTATTTTTTTGGTACTTACCCCATGCATCGCGTGAGGCACGAACATACTTGACCGTCATACCCCTGATGTCGCGGTTTATGTTTGTTTCAACCGCATCTTCAGTTCGCGTGTGCGTTGTCTCAACACCAATAACTTTGCCGTCAGCGTCCAGTATCTCGTTTGTTGTTTTGTTTTTGCCCAGCCAGGAGTTATGCCCAACGAGGCTGTTGATTATAGAGCGCGAATTTCGAGAAACTGAACTGATTAAGCGAGTCAGTGGCGTGAACTTAGGGCCAACAATTCCAGTGCCTTCTTCTGCAAGCGTCCCTGCTTCAGCCGCGCCAGCAGATCGTTTTACATCAAGATCGGCCTCTGGGCCTTCAACGCCTTCCGGCCCTTCCATTCCTTTGTTTTTGGCGATGTCGTTCAGATCAACCTGCGTTTCCGCAATCAGCTTGTTTAACTCAGCAGCACCAAGACGACCTGCTGCCTGACCTATAACGCCGCCAAGCAGGACGGTCGCGCCGACGTTTTGAAACGACTCCTGCCATGTGCGCGTTATCTGGGTCGATTGAAGCAAACCCTCTTCGACAACTGCCTCCGCTCCAGCAATAGCAGCGGTTTCCGCTGTGAGGCGTCCAATACGAGCGCCTACCGTGCCTAACCGGGCCTCACCTATCGCTGGTATAAGAAAGGAAAGCAGGCTCAGAGGGTCTAAAACAGCAGCTCCTAGCGAGTAAGTCAGTCCTTCCCATCCGGCGTCACTGATTTTCTGGCGGTCGGCCAATTGACGGTCAATCTGACGAAGCTCCTGATCCATCTCAGCCTGGCTCTGCGATTCCGCAATTTTTGTAAAATAGGGTAGATACTTGTCGTCAACAGTATCCAACTGAGTAATTGGATCGAATTCAGGGTCAGGGCTGAAATAGTTGTTGTCTTTCCGAAGTGCGAGACTAGAACCAATAATACTTTCGGTGCGAATCGCCGCGCCAACAACACCCGTTGTGTCAGGTTCTGCTTCCGGCAGTTTTACCTGCGGTGTAAATGCTCCGGCGTTAGAGGTTATTAGCGGCATCGAATGCTTCCCTGAACTCAGTTCTGGATTCTTCGCGCTGCTCATACATGCGCTCAAGCTGTTTCCCTAGAGCTGCTAGTTCCAGCTTCTCTCTCGAAGACTCTGACCTGTATGTTTTTGCGCCGGCACCTGGGCCAACAACGCCACTAAATATACCGAAATCAATTGTAATGTCTTGGTTTCGAATAGACCGAGAAGCACCGGGCCGCGTAAGGCCAATGTCTTTTTGTAACGACAGAATATCTTTCTCAACATCCTCAATTGCTTCATCCATAGGCTGCATCAACTGCTTTTCTTGCTGCTGTTTCACCTCCTGAATTTCTTCCACGACGTATTGGAGCGGGCCTAAACCGCTTTCGCCAGTTTCCTCATTGACATTCATGCCCATCAAAATGCGACCATCTTTGTCGTAGAGATTGAAAATCTTCCGGCCCTGCTCATCAGTCTGTGCTTCTGCAAACGGTGGTGGTTTTAGAGTAACCTTCTTGGGGTCAATGGTTATTTCTTCGCTGCTTTGGAAGTCAGGCGATATAACAATGGCCGTTGTGCCAATTGCTTCGGCGTCGAAGTCGTCTCGAATTAACTCACCACCCTCAAACCCGCCTAACTGATATTCAGTTTTGCCGTTGATGTTTGTTTTCGACCAAACCTTGCGCGTGTGGTTTATTGCAACCTCACTCGCAACTTTGTCGCTGCCAGTCGAATCAAAAGCCATTTTGAACACACGGTCATGATCGGCAGTCATGCCAACAGGAAAGTCATCGTTCGCACCATCGCCGTAAGCAGACTCCAGTTGCTTGTGTGACTCCTTAATCCAGTCTTCGCTGATTTCTTCCCATCGGGCCTTGCGGCGATTCTGCTCTGCTTCGTCGGGGTTGCTCGCATTCCAGGCTAATTTTGCTGCTGCTTCAGCATTCATGGTGTCCATAAATTCTGCTGTAGAAGCAAGCAACGTCAATTCTTGGTCGCTAAGGCTGCTTTTGGGTTTGTAATCCTTGTCGCCGTAAAGAGCTTTGTAGGCAACAGCGCCTGCCGGTAGAGTCTCTGCTGACCGCACTGAGCCGGACATAGTGTTATCAATAATAGGCGGAACCCAACCAAGCGTATGTGCCAATTCAGCACCCTTGGAAATCAGCACTTCAGGGTCAATTCTGCCGTCCTCGCCAACAGCATTCTGCTTGAGCCACTCGTCTGCAGACGCCTTAGACTCGGCGCTTTTGGGAAGGCGCCAATTGTTTTTCATCGCATCGTCAATACTGCCAATCTGGATTTGCTTGGCTGCGGCTGATCGAATCGAGTTCTTTAGCGAAATCTGTTTTTTGACCGCGCTTACTCCCTCGCCAAGCAATCCCTGCTCGTACATTTCATCAATCGTTGACGTTTGATTGATTTCATTGTCAGCAATACCATCAATCGTTTGGTCATAAACCTGCATCGCAGCAAGTTCAATCGCTTCAGCAGGGTCGGTGGCCGCTTCTATACCCAGTTTATTTTGGTTATAGGCATCATCGGTAATCTCGCCGGCCTCTTTTGCAGCCTCAAGATACGCCATCGCCTTCTGAGGCTCTTGAACCAGTATGTTGCCAATGGCCCGCGCGTGAGCGTCCGTCTGCGCGTTAAGCACGGCAAGGTCAAGCGTGTCCTCTGACCAATCATTTCGCTGCGCAGTGAACTCAAGCCCGCGGCTGATGTTGTCCAGTTGCTGCGAGTTGTCTTTCCAACTGCTGGCCGCTTCGGCGATGTTTAATTCAACCGCAGTGGCATCTTCACGATCATTCCAGACGTTCATCTGGTTTCGCGCATGGTAGGACATCTGCTCTGCAGCAGTGTCGTAGTAGCCCGGTGATACTTCGTTGTAAATGTCCTGCGCGTCACCTGGGCCTAACTTCTCCCCAATCTCAAGCTGTAGGTCTTTTAACTTCTGCAGCGTGGCTTGCTGCGCCTCAACGGCGTCACGACCCTCTTTTCTTAGGTACGCATCTTCGCCATCCGACAGGATGTTAAGCCTACCTAGCCGAAAATCGGAAAGGCTGGCCTTAGCTGATCGGTTTGCCGCTTCACGTTCTTCAATTTTGAGATCACGCCTTTCTTGCTCAGACGCACGAATGGCGGTGCGGCGAGAATCGCGAGCAACCTGACCCAGTGCTTGCCCAATGCCTTCGCCGAATGCTCCTGCAGGCGCGCTTGGGTTTTGCAAGGGCGTTTGCGTTGTGGCTAAACCAACGCCGGTAACTGCCTTCGTTCTTACAACTGGCATTAGCCCGCCCTCATTGCCGTTAAGTCACTTGAGAGGCTTGCGCCAGAACCCAGTATGCTGCCAAACGCATTCATCTGGCCTGCAGAACTGGCAAGCCGTGATTGGCTGATTGAATTGGTTGCTGAAACCCTGTTGCCAAATGCGGCGCGGGATGCGTTGGTTCTCACCGTCTGCGCTTCGAGTTCACCCAACTGTGCAGTGTCCTGAAGTACAAGCGATGCAGAGCCGCTGTCCAGCGCGACATTGTTCGCGCCGAGTGCTGCTCGCTGCTCGCCGCGTATCTGTGCGTTAGCCAGACGCTGTTTAGCTTCAGCAGCTTCACCGTCTTTTATGTTTGCTTCGGCCAACTGGTTCTGTGTGATCGCGTTATTTTTGGCGACCTTACTCTGAAAGTTGCCTTGCTCAATCGAGCTGTACGCAGAGAACGCGCCGCTGGCAACAGTAGCTGCGGCCATCGTTCCAATCGCTGCGGCGGTGCTTGCGCTTGCGCTTGCGCTTGCGCCAAGAGCTAACCCAAGTGGAGCTAAAAATGGTAAACACATATCATGCGCCTAAAATAGTTTTGCTAGCCTTACCAAACTGCTTTGTGGTCGTTCGCTGCGTACCGTAAAGCGGGTTGTTTTCGTAACTCGCTTCGGTCTGCTTAACCTTGCGCCGGCCAGCAAAGGCATCGCCAATATGCTGCATCGGCGCTCTAACAGATTCGGTTAGGTTTTTCTTGGTCGGCATCAAGCCTGCTTTACCTGTCGCCTTCAAAGTCCTTAAACCGCCCTTCAGCATTTCCTGCGGTCGAAATGCGCCTGCATCACACATAATCTGCCTCCATTTCGAACCGCATGAATAATTCACCGTTCACGCCGTATTCTAGCGGCTCACTGATTGAAAAACCCAACCACTTCAGCCACCGCATTGTTGTCTCATTTCTAACATCAATATAATTGTATAGACGCAGGTATGGCCCAATCATCAACGGCAGGAGTCGTTTGGACAATCGGGCAAACCGATATTCCATGTCGCTCGCCATATCCGTTGCTATCAGCCAAGGAGCGCCCTCTCTTGCAATAACAGACAGCGGTGCAACGCCAAAAATGACGACAGGCTCACCGTCTGACTCCAGCACCTTGCACAACGTCGAAACCCTGACAGAGCGAGTCAGCCGCTCGGCAACATCAACATTTTCTCCGCATGCGGCCTGCAGTTCCCGCAGATCAGTCATTCTGATCCTGGGCGCCATCCACAATGCGTCATCCTGTGTCGCATCTCTGATAAATGTTTTACCCATCTACAGTCACTTCAGGGATTATCGCCAGAATGCTTGCTGGCAGAGGGTCGGGTTGTCGAACTCGCAGCCGACCCCCGTTGCTCCAAGCGGTCAAAACCTCGTGATATACAGTGCCTGTAATAACGGGCAGGCGACCGTATTTCATCGACGTATTGCGCTTGTCGATTTTTTCCATGCGACCTTCAGGCTCGCCAACTTCTAGCCCGCGAGTTTCGCGTATTTGCAGGGCAACCCGTCCAACCGACATCTTGCGAGACTTCACAATGACTGATGAACCCTCGAAATTGATGTCCAAGGTATCCATGTCGCACACATAGCCAAGGCCAATGTTGATTTTATGAGCTGCAACGCTAAAAGAGACTGAACCATCAGTGACAACAATATCTCGAACCACATTCCCATCGGCCAGAGCGACAAGAGTCTCTGACTCCAGGTGGTCAAGGTTGCTCAGTGAGTAAGTGCATTTCTGAATTTCACCGCCACTCACATAAGAACCAAAACCCGTCGTGTCCAGTTCCCGTCCGTTCAGATCGTAAAGATCGAACGAATTGGCGGTTACGTTTTTGACTATGTACTGGTTAGTCAGTTCGTCCATGCCAACTACGTCTTTAATCCAGATAACGTCATCTTCTACAAGATCATGCGGCTCACAAAATACAGTGCCGGGTGAATTGTTAGTGATAACCAAAACCCTTGTCGTTGAGCCTGTAAAGGTCAGGCCGCTATCAACGCCGAAGTAATCTTCGATATTCGTGTACAACCGGGTTGCCATGCGCTCAATATAACGCTTGGTTTGGCCGTTAATTGTGCGCCTAACGCACAGGTACAAAACGTCCTCCTGACCTTCAGGGATGCAGGTTATGCTTTCAACAAAACCCTGAGTCTCGTGCTGCGACCAGCCCCAAACACGCTGATCTTTAAGGTAGACCAGTGACAGCAAAACGCCATCATCGCGAATGGCCCAGATTATGCTGTATGGTTCCTGCGCATAACAGCAATCTACAATCTCTTTGCCTTGGAACAAATGCTCGGCAAGCAAGCTCAAATCGTCACCAACCAACTTGTCGCGCTCAAGCTGGTAGTTCAGATCGCGAAATCTGTTGCCACGCTCTTGCACATACAGCAAGCTATCACCCACAACAACAGGTCGAACATGGGAAGACCCTCTGCGACCCTGCTTGTCTGGATAGGTATTGGCAGGCGTGAGAACGCCGTTCTCGTCGGCCTTGAGAACCCACTCGGCGCCATTCGTGAGCGCAACCAGGTTATCCATTGAAACCAAGTGGCGAATTTCCTGAACTTCCTCGTCAACCAAATCAAACTGGATGGAGTCGTCAGCCTGCAGTGGCCGCGAATAATCCATGTTGTTGTATTGCGCCGTTCTCGTAAGAAACCCACGCTGAGTGTTGTTATTTGTGCCGGCGAACGCTCTGCGTTGCTGATGGTACGCAATGGCAGAAGGTTTGTTACCGGAGCCAGAAAACGGGTTGTTTTGAATGGGCGGCGTCAAAGACATATCCGGCCCAAGGTTCGAGTCTACAAAGGACTGCTTTTTGGTTGCAGTTCCCGTTACCGAAGTGCCGCCAGCCGTCGACCCAAACAACTTAAATTCTTGCGCATTTGGGAATGAGGCAGATACGGGCCAATATTTGTCGTCTATGGTGCTAAGGCCAGTGCCTTCAATCAGAACACAATCACCATTTTTGAAAGTATGAAAGGTGTCAGTGCTGATCTGAACCGCAGCGGTATCTGTGACGCCAGAAATCGTAAAAACAGTCTCTGCTTTAGGCTCAGACTCACCAATAAATCCGTAAATGCCAGCGCCCGCCGCAAGTTCTTTGTATACGTTGTAATACGCAGCACCAGCAGCTTCCTCCCATCCAACGCTCATGCCCCATGTTGTACTGAGTGATATTCCTTCGCCTGAAGTAATTTCATTTGAAGCAAGCGACTGCCGGCCATCTTCATCAACGACGGTGACAACGTACCTGTATTCTCTAACCTGACCAGACGGGGTAGCTCCATTAAAAGCGGCCATCACGGCAACTGGCGGCGTTAAGCCATTGGCAAAGCTCAGTGAATCAAGCGTCCATGCGTAATGCTCAGTTCTCGACAGATTGCGCAGATCGAAACTAGGATGTGCCAACGTCATAACGTCTGCAGACTGCGTGTATTTTATGAGAGGCAGTGCAGGCTCTCCATAAGGAACGTCGAGTTCAAATACCCTGCCTGAAGAACCATCGCTGATGTATGCAGAGTATGCGGAACTGTTTGTGTCCAAAAGCTGAAAGGTATTGGCCGTCTTATTGGCAACAATAAAATATTTGTTGTTCAGTTCGGTCATGCCAACAACGCCGGTAATGAACACCTGGTCGCCGTCTTCATAACCATGAGATGTACTGGTAACAACAGCAGGGTTTGCCTGAGTGATGGCCGCGATGGTTACATTTGGCTCGAGAGCAATGCCACCGTCCCTAAAAACCCGAAGTTTGCCGGCCGTAAGCGCCAATACATAAGCCTGCTCAACATTGAATCGAAAAGGAAGCAAACGAACCTTGAGGTCGCTGTCAGGCATGTCGTAAACGTACTGGAAACCAGCGCGAGACATTGCGCCACCGTGGGCGCGAATAAAGTAGTTTCGAGCCAGCGCAAGCGATGTTGCGTATTTCTCCAAGTCTGTTCGGGAATGGAGATCGGGTGTTATTTCACCGCCCGTAAATGTTGGCTGATAATCTAATGGCATTACCGGCCCCGGTAAGCTAGGCCGTTACGGAAATAATCGTCGCCCATCGTATTGTTGCGAACAGAAATATTTCGGGGGATTACCATGCGGCGATCATTGTCCTCGTTTCCAGACTGCTCCTGCGCTTTCATCTTGAGCAGGTTGTATTCCTGCAGAGCAACGTCCCGGTAAGCCTTTGCGGAGTCGCCGCCTATGCTCAGGGCCAATTCAGCACCAAGCGCCCATGACATCGCCGTTGTAAATGCAAACGTCATTAATGCGGTGTTAGTGATGTGCGCTGTGTACGCTAAGTAAGCGTTTTCCTGATTGGTCAGAATCACTTTCGAGTTCTGATCTTCCGACAGGCCAATGCGGTACTTAATTTTCCAATCCGGCGTGAGGTTTATGTCAGCCAGCACGCCGCCAGACGTTCCGCTCAACACATTAAACGGCTCGACAATATATCGGGCCGCTGCGCACTGCGAAGGGTAGTCGTAAACGTACAACCACTCGGTTGCGGTTTCGGTTTTGAGTGCCAGAGGCTGGACGGCCTTCGCAAAGTTCCAGTCGAAATCTTCCAGCACAACCCCCAAGACCTGCGGGTAAAAAGTCCGACAATCTTCGGCCAGCGAAGTGTCTTCGTCTTTGTAGCTATCAATTCGACCGCCGCGAACTCGCCGGAGCGCCGCATTACAAATTTCTGTCTCGCCGAGTGATGACACGATTAAATCTCATTCCCACCGTCATTGATTGAATCGAGATAATTCTGAACATCGGTCTTGGTGACTCGACCATCAGGATCCGCCGTTGGTACAGACATAACGTCGATCTCACTCAATTCTGCGAGTGAAATTGCTCCGCCTGTTGCGTTGACATCAGGGTCACCCTGATCTTCGTCATCGTCATCGTCCAGACCGTCGCCTTCGAACTCATCGAGTTCATCCTCTGCAGCTTCTGCGGCGGCTGCAGCGGCTTTGTCTTTAGCTGAAGCGCCACTTGGGCCTTTCTTCGCTACAGTGCCTACAGGGCCGTCTTTAAGCGCCTGCTTCGCAGCCTTATTGGCTGGTTTCAAATAACTGGGCAGCATCTCCGGAGAACCGGGCTTGCTGCGGTCGAATTTTACGGTGAACGGAACCTTTGTTTTGACATTTTGGTTCTTTGTGTCCGTGCGGAATGTGCCATCGAAATAGCAGCCATTTTCGTCCGTAACTGTGTAATGAAAATCTTTAGACATTGTTCCTCTCCGGTTAAGAAAAGCCGGGGCCAATATCGACCCCGACTTTCATATTTGCTATCGAGAATTAGACTGGATAGCTGTTGGGATGCTGCAAGTAGCACGACCGGCAGTCGTTGTTGCACCGCCGATTGTGTATACCAACCGCATATAACGTTTGTCAGAGCCAAACGGAATAACTTGCGGCAGAAGCAACGTGCCAGCAACCAATTCAGCAAGTGCAAACGTTTTACTGGTGTACAGAGGCGTTGCGCTGCCGAAAGCAACATCGTCATCAACTTCCAGCACCACAACCAAAGTTGCAGCGCCACCAGATGCAAACGTTTCCGTTACCTGACAAAGCAGTGGAAGGTAGTTGCCTTTGCCAATGTCACGATCAACGCCATAAGGCGCGTCCTGTGAAGCAGTAACATCAAACCCTTTCAGGTCAATGACGTTATATGATGCCCAGCCACCAACCGTCGTTGACAAGTCCTGGCCATCAGACATCATGAGTAAATTGTCGAGAATCATTTCAAATCTCCAAATGAGAGGTTATGAGGATTACGCCGTCTAAACGACGCGATCTTCAGTGTTGAGAATGGCATCAACCTCGCGAATAGGAGTACCACGATACGTCATGATTTCCTTACCCTCGATTTCCTGACGACCCAGGCGAACATTGCCGCTTGAAGTGGTCGCAGACGTTGCTACCGTAGGAGTTGCCTGACTGTCGAGTGCTTCACACACATCGCTGTTGCAGTAAATAACCGCACGACCAGTCGAACGCTGACGCTGTTTCCATTTCCAGAAACCAGAGCGCAGCAGACCAAACATGTCGGTCGAACCTGCAGCCATGTCGCTTACGTCGATGTTTGCAACGCGAACGATATAACGCCAGTCGCGAACCGTCAGGCCGCAATCCCATGTGAACTTCTCACGATGAACGTCGTACAGAGTGCCGTCGCCGACTTCTTTGGTCTGCATGCCTTTGTTCGTGCGCTGTAAACCGGCGCTTGAACTTTCAGGATACAGGCCGTGAGCCGTGCGAGGTGACCATACAACCATCCAGATCGAAGTGTTGTCAGAACCACTACCACCGGCATCAATGATCTGCGTGCGGTTTGTAGCCGCCGACAAGTCATCAAAACGCGGAGACAGACCATCAAACTTTTCAGGGTCAGTCTTCGTGTTGCCATAAAACAGCGTAGACGCCATTTCTTGGTTCATACCTTCGATGTGAGCATCAGCTTCGTGCAGACGCAGCAGCGCAGGATTCTTCGACATTTCGACCAGCTTGGAATCAACTTCACTCCATGCTTCCATCATGCCGCAGGTGTCAGTGACCTGTGTGTTGCCTGCCTTGTTAGGCGCAACACCCTGGTACAAACGACGCCATGTAGGCTTAGGAATACCGGCGCGAACGGTCGTCAAATGCTGAGTACCGTTGTTGCACTCAATCCAAGGCATATCGTCTAGGATTGGATTTGTTTCATTGAGCATCTCAATGATTTCAGGAACCATGTTCCCTTTTTTGTCCATCATCTTACCGAGGTCGGCAAGTGTGACGTATTGATTAGATAAGACAGCCATTTTGGCTACTCCCCAAAAAAATAATTATAAAATGACCCTATTCGTCGGGATACATCGCCTTCAGCCTTGCGGCGTCCGAATTCCCTTCGACAGAATCGCCTGTTGCACTCAAGTCGTCCTCGCTGGTTGCTTTACCAACCTTGTAGAACATACGAACCAGAGCGGGATGATTCCCCATGCCTGACGCATTGAGGAAATCCTTTACTTCCGGCGAGCCAAATTTATCGACTGCTGCAGCCGCAGTTGCGGATGCCTCTTCGAAGTTTCGACCGCCAAGCTCTTTGTCGTTCTTGATTTCTGTAATATAACCTTCAGTCACTTCGGCAAATTGATCAGCAGCAGCTTTCTGCATCGCCTCACTGTCTTTGACGGCCTTCGCCGCCATAATCTTGCCAAGTTCTTTCGCCAGGTTGCCGCTAACGTCCAGCTCTTTGAGCTTCGGCGTTACTTCAGCAACAAAATCAGCATCCAGTTCCATGCCTTCCGGCATTTCAAATTCGTAGTCGCCTTCAGGAACGGAGTCGCCATCTGTGGCGTCAGCATCGTCCTTGTCTTCCGACTTTTCCTCATCGTCCGACTTTTCCTCAGTCGCTTCTTCGGATTTCTCTTCCGGCGCGTCCTCAGATTTTTCCTCGACCGTTTCAGTGGCCTCTTCAGCGTCAGCCTTTGCTGCAGGCGCGTCGTCGGTATACATACCGTCGAGTTCGCCCTGCTGCGCTTCTGCGCTTACCGTTTCTTCAACTTGCTGTGCTTCTGGTGGCATTTCTCAGCTCCGTCATTGAGGCAGCAATAATCTGTATGCCAGTTCAGAATCCACCGCGACCAATTCCGCGAAGTCTTCTTTCGAACTGTCTTGCTTGCCTAAAAAATAATTCGTGGACTCATTGCCGGCAAACGCCGACTCCGAAATCCCTATGCGCCGCAATTTAACACGCATGTAGCGAATAAACTCCGGCGTTTCCAACAAAACCTTCACATCGCGCTCGAACTGCTTTACATGCTCTTCCGCAGCATCCTTCGCTTTTTGAGACTCCAGTTTGGCCTTGGCCGTTGGGCCTAAGTCCAGCCGACGTTCGCTGTTTTCTCGCGCGGCGCTCATTTATCGGTCAGTTCCACCGAAGGTCACATTTAATATCGGTGAGCCTGTAGAGACGATGCGTACATCCATCGCCAGTGCATCCAGCACGATACTTCGAGGGAGCGATGTGATGTCGCCGTCTTCCAGCGTGGCCCAGGTTCCTCCGTCGGTTTCATACTGAATTTCAGTCGTCGTACCCACCGATACACCGCTAAACAGCAGCGTCCGTGGGTTGCCTTTTTTTGACTCCAACGTGCGGCGCCATGCCGCGCTGGTGTCAACGTCGAATGTTCCTGCTGCGAATATATCGGGCATGTCAGCCTCCCATCATCCTGTTAAGTGCGTTATCGCCGCTCATGTCGGCGCCTGCTAAATCTTTTGCTGTCCCGGCCGCAGACTGTGCTGCTTCCATTGCCTGGGCCTGCTGCTGCTGCTGAACTTCGGCAGCATACCGCTCGCTCGCGGTTTTATCGTCATTCAGTATTGATGGCGGTGCGCCGCGTGTATCAGCGAACTCATCCACTGCCTGCATGATGTTCAGCTTGTGCCGCGCTTCCGGCCACGTCTGAGAAATGTTCTGCACGAAGGCCACCGTCGAATCAATGCCGCTGTTGCCAATCGCGCGTTGCGCTTGCGCCAGCATGGATATGTATTCAATCTTGATCGCCTTGCCTTCAATCTCAGGCGGAGGTGGCGGAAACAAACCTTTTTCCTGACCAATGTTGAATACCCGGTCAATGATTGGATCGAACGCCTCATAATCCAGACGCCCCAAGACCGGCCCCAGCATCAGCAGTTTCTCTTCCTGCTTGCCGGCGATCTCTTGGGCGGACACATGCGTGCGCTGGATTGACGCGATCATCATGAACAAATCCGCGAAAAAATGCTTACTCAGCCGCTCTTCTTTCGCGATGATGCCGTTGATCAATTCATCAATTCGAGGGTTGGTGTCGTACACCGACTGCACGCCCGGTCTCTGCGCCTGCATCAAGCCAGCAACGTATGTGATCTCACCCGGCGTCATCGACGCACCACCATTACGCAACGAAGCGTCAGCAATCAACGCTGGATTGTGCATCTTCTCCTGCGCAATCGACTTGTCCAGCTCATCAACCTGCAGCGACTTGTTCGTGCCAATGCTGTTAACCGAAGGATACGCCGCAGCGTAAACATCCCCCGGCAACGCATCCCAGCGCGGAGCCACAAACGGTTTTTCGCGGAAACCACTCTTCCGCAAATATTCCTCGTTCGGCGAACCTTCCTCGTAATAAAAACTCATGTAATCCATTTTCTGAGACGACGGGCTGTCTAAAACAAAACCCTCGTTCGGCTCGACTACATGGACAATGTCACGCTTCTTGTGACCGTTGCCGTTCTTCAGCATATTTCTGGCCTGAACGCTTAATCGCTCCTTGGCAAACATCTGCTCCATGTTGTTAACGGTCATTTCGAACTTGCGCACTAAACGATCAACGCTGTGCTTGGAGTTCACACTGAGCCGATACTCCCCGCAAGTATATGGCTCGAACCGGACTCCCGTTCGAAAATCTTCGAGTATCATTATGGGCTGCTGACCAAACAATCCCATCTCGGCATACATACCGTTCATCACGTTGTAAAAATTCGAACGTGCAAACATCGCGTACATCACGCGCTCAACCTGCATCAGCCACTGCTTCACAGGGCCAAACTCAGTCAGATGCTTATCTTCAAACCCCGTCTTGAACCAAGGCCGCGACGACGACGTAATGCCCGCCGACATACCCGATGTCATGACCTGCAAAAACAACTTCGCCGCTTCATTGTACAAACGCGGATTCCGCGCTCGCTGCGAGACGTTGTTCGACTTCATAAAACGCCCCCGCGCACCCCACACAAAATCACTGTTGTCCTGCCACTCCGGCAAATACAAATTATATTCGTCATCCATCGCCTCGACTTCTTTTTCGAGACGCTTCCGAATGGCATATATATCTTGCATCAGGCGCCCAACACCGTCTTGCCCGTGTTGCCCGCGCCACCCAAACCCTGGTTGCCCGTGAGAATAGTATTCGATGCGCCAAACGCAGCACGCTGTCGATTCAACTCACTGTTCCTTGCGCCAACCGCACCCAGAAAATTGGGCGCCTCTGGTGGCGGAGCCGGAGGCGGCGGCGGTGATGGAGTCATGCACATATTTATAACCTGTTCTGGACTTCAACTTTACGGCTCGACTTCAACCGATCATGCGGGTTGTATTCCCTTGCCCGCTGTGATGCCAGCGACTGTACCCCAGCATTAATCCTCTTGGCAACAGGGAATGCAAACGTCAACGCCAACGAATCCAACCGACCCGGACTTCGCTTAATTAATACTTTCATATCCTTCTTGGGCAGCAGCCTTATTTTCCCGTCATCCGTATTGACTACCTGACAAGAAATCATCTCGTGACGCAAATCCTTATCAATCGGTATGCAACCGCCCTCCTTCAACCACGCATGCGCCAAAACGTGCATCTCCGCGCGCTTATTCATACAAGACTCATCAGCCGACTTCCCATTAAACCAAACAATAGTCCACTCACGACCCATCGTCCGGCCAGACGAAATAATGCCCGTGCCATAACCACCATCAATGAACACAGCGTCAGCCTCAAATCGGTCCTCGTACAACGCAATCTTATTGCCAACCTCCATATCATTGGTGTTCTTCGCCATCGTCTCCAATACCTCAAAATGCAAACCCTGGCGCTTACTGATCACCAACTCATCATCACCCTCCCACGCCGGATCACAACTCAAAATGATCGGCGCAAACTCATACTGCTCACGATTCAAATCACGACCATACGCCCGGTCAACATCACCCGTGTCAAACAACTGCCGGTCAGACATCGACGGGAACTGACCCAACACCCGAACCTTGAAAAAATCACTGTCAACACCGTACTGCTTCTCCCAACCATCAAACAATTCCTTGTTCGTACCCTCTACCGTCCGTGAATCAATCTGGCGCGTCTTCCAAAACGCCTTATTCAACCGGAAACACTCACGAAACATACCCACGTTCCGCGTCGGATTACCAAACGCCAACCAAATGATCTCCGTGTTCGCATCCGTCAACGCACCCTCCGATACCTCCCAAATAACATCGTCAATCGCAGAGCCTTCGTCATACATCAAAATGATGCGCCGGCCCTCATTGTGCAATCCGGCAAACGCCTCACTGTTGTCCTTCGACCACGGCACAAAATCACAACGCCACGACTTCACATGCTTAGGGTCTTTAGAATAAATAGCCGTCGTCGCTGTATTGAAAAAATCAGCAGTCAACGCCATGTTCGCCCACTTCGTTACCTCCGGCACCGTCTTCGACTTCAACTGAGAATCAGTGTTCGCCGTAACAACAATTCGCGTATCACGCTTCGTATCCAACGCCCAACGTATCAACATGCCCATCGCCGCCGACTTGCCAATACCATGACCCGACGCAATCGCAATCTTCAACGGCGTATGCCTGGTCGCCGGATTCATCAAATGCTTCTCAATGTCATTGAACAACTCACGCTGCCAATCCCTCGGCCCCGTATGACCCTCCAACACCGTCCCCTTCTCACCCCACGGATAACAATACCGCGCATGCGCCAACGGCGAATAACGAAACTGCGTCAGCTTGTCAGCCAATAAACCAACATTTTTTTTGCGCTGCTCATTTTGTAATGACATTTTTCACCATTTTTTTACATTTTTTTGGGGCGTTTTTCACCAAGCGTTTTTCAAATTTTTCGAAAAATTATGAAGGAACCCTTATTAACCCCCAAATAAGTAAAGGGGAAGGAAGATTTAAGATACAACCAAACAAAACCAGTAAGGAAAGTAATAGGAATATTCAAACCAAAGTCAAGGTCAAAAGATAATAAGGTATGCGTCTCAGCCTAATAAAATCAAAAGCCACCAATGGCATGGGGTCCGTGGATGACTGCAGCCGTGAGCATGCGGCTTAATCACTGGCATCATCATCGATGGGCAAGTAGTCAACTGCAGGATGGTGTGTTGCGTCCGGTTCTACAAGGCGTGCCGATAGTGCATTCTCTGCGGCCTGCAAACGGGCGGCGAACTCATCAGCCCGGCCACCGTCGTCTTCCTGTTTCCAGGCATTGACGCCCACATGCTTGCCTAATAGCTCCACCAATGCGCGCGATTCCGTGAATTTTGGCGATTCTGCGAACGTTTTACCCTCGCGTATCACTGGCCGGAAGGCTTTTAGCCGCTTGCGTAGTGCTTTAGGCCACTGATCAAGCGGCAAAGGCAGACCGTCCGCGCCAAGCATGCCGGCCGGATCGGCATCGATCATATCTATCAGCTCCACCATGACGCGCTGTGCATCGGCGTGCATGATTGAGAGTCTGTATTGCTGCCCAATCAATATTGCCTCTTGCACCACTGGATCATTATTAGCCTGCTCGCCTCCGCGCGCGCTCGAATAAACCTCGCGCGAGGCGCCGGATACCGTGCCGATTAATAGATAGGCGTTAACGTATGCCTGACGATTGGGCGAAAGTGACCGTATAGCAATGTGGAAACGTTCGCGGAGGTCTGCCATATCATCAATCGGCTGCGCCGCCACTGGTTTAATTTTCATTGCCCAATCATGCGTCAATTGTGCCAATGCGTGCAATGTTCCAGAACCTGGGGGCGCTAAAAAATATTTTTTTGAAAAAATCGGCTGATTCAAAACAGGGATTATCATCCCCGAACAATTCCCGCATGCCGGCGTGAGATCCAGTCGCGAGCATGTGCGGGCAACAATTGCACCACTGTCACCACTCCATTCTGATTACGTTTTAACCCTGTTAACCTTTGTTGCGGCACAGCGTAAAATTCGGCGGTGATGTTCCGCATGCGTGTTTTTTGCTGTTCCGGCCAAAACAGCCAAAATGGGCAAAACTGAAAAAAACACCTGAGACGGTTCCGATTGGGGCACCGTCTCGCATAGTGTCACCAGTATAGTGGTGACGCGGAGAACCATACCCCGCAACGGTTTCAGCGTTTTTTCACTAGTGTCACCACTCAAACTAAACACTTCAACATATATACAATTGCCGTTACGCTTTCGGCACATTTGCTGTTCCGGTATTGTTCACTCTCATATAGTTAATTACTTTAAAGTGGTGACACTGGTGACAGTTATGACAGACCAATGGTAGCAACGGCCACAGCGTCACCACTATAAAAAAATAGTCACCAGTATAGTGGTGACACTCTGCATCCCGCCTGGCACGGACGGCCTTGGTTCACAGTCTGAAAAATAGTTGGAAATAAGCCATTAAAAGAGCCATTAAAAGTATTGACTCCTGCCTTCAATAGTTTATTATGAGTTATACCGGTTTCGGAATAATTGAAAGGATTACAGACCATGCTCAAATTCACAATCAAATTCACCCTGGCCGCAATAATGCTCACATAAGAATATGAGCAACCAATTAACAGTAAAGCCTACCAACCAATACGGAATGACGGTGCTATACCCGGCGTGTGACCTTTCCATGGCCATCTGTCAGGCCGCCGGAACCAAGACCCTCACCCATGCCGCAATACGAGCATTCCAGGCTATAGACGCCAGCTTTGAGCTTGTAGCGCATGGTCAACGTATCCCTACAGATGCGGACTACCTGCTGGAGTTGGTCGGATGACTAATAAAGATTTTGATGCCGCTGCAGTTGCAGTTGCAGCCGCTGTGCTGATTTTCTGGTGCGGTTTCTTAATGGGGCGCGTCGGGTTTATGACTGCGCAAACGATTGAATGCGAGCAAGTAAACCCCGCGACGCAAACCGAAGCGCAACGCGCGCATTGTTACGATTTATTACACGATTGGATTGCTTAAAATGTATATACAAAATATACCCTCGCGATTAAAGGCAGGTTATGGCGGGAAATCGTTTAAATACGAGATCACCGAATCCGTAACACTGACTGGCGCATATTGGTCTGGTGGCAGTCGGAACACTTACTGCTGGCAAAATCTGGAAACCGGCGCGACTGCGCCAATAGATTTTAATCCGGCGCCTCAATTACTCGAATTAATAGCTGCATAAAAGGATTAAAAATGGAAACTTACAAAATTGTCAGACTGTTTCGCTATCACGATAAAAGCCGCAAAATCAAGCGCGGGTTAACACTAAACGAAGCTCAAGCGCATTGTCGAGACCCTGAAACCAGCTCCAGTACTTGCACCAATGCCGCCGGCAAACGCCGCACTAAACAACGCGGCCCCTGGTTTGACGCATACGAAGCGGAGTAGCAGCGCAGTTTATGCGGCGCTATTGCCGAAAATCAAGGAGGGTTTACCAATGGATCAACAAAT